TGGCGGCATAGTTGACGCGGGCTGCGAATTAGCCTCATATAACAACGGCTAGCACCCGATCCGCAGGCAACCCACAACATGGGCCGAGCAGCGGGGTGCTATTAAGGGGGCAGCATTACCGCAAACGCGGGTGACTGCTCCTCAAGTTGAGAGCTATTGCCTACACGTCATCGGTAAGACGGGCCTGCCTGCCAACACACATCATCGGCTTCCCTAGAGCGCAAGTGGCGAGAGCTGCGCCCGTCTTTCCCGTGCCTGTGTAGGCGCGAACCCCGTAACTGACACACAGGAGAACACCATGTCAGGTGCACTTGAGCAATCCGATTCCGAAGCCGCAGCAGTCCAGAAGACGCCCAACCGCGTTACGCTGGAGTACATGAAGTCTCGGGTCGAGGATGTCGAATATATCAATCCAAAATCCACTCCAGCCATGACGATTGCCATCGTTCTGTATGACAATGGATACTCGTTTGTTGGCAAGTCGGCTCCGGCTGATGCTGGCAATTTCGACGAGGCGCTGGGCCGCAAGTTTGCATACGAAGATGCCCTCCGCCAGATTTGGCCAGTCGAGGGCTTTGCCCTTCGGGAGCGCCTGCACAATACCTAGCGGCTCCGGTCCCTCTGCTTCGGTGGAGGGACCACCCGCATTCCCAACACAAACAGGAGTATCCCGCATGGCCGAGTTCAAAACCCCGGACCTTTCGCTAACCTGGATCGGCAACGCCCTTGCTGGTCTCGCCCTTGCCTTTGGCATCGATAACATCCTGATGAATGGCACAGTTACGGGCTTCCTGCCTGCGCCCATCGTCGGAGCCGTGGCTTTCGTCGTGTTCGTCGGCGCTGTGGTTTATGGCTTCAAGCAGGCCAAGAAGCTGAACTGATGACGCCTGAGCGCCAGAAAACAATAGTCCGCATCCTGGCGCTGCTCTTCGGGGCGGCGGTGTTCGGCATGTGGTTCTGGGGCACCTATGGGTAAGCCTGACCGTTCCCCAACATCCGGACGCTTCATCAAGCGCGGCCTACTGGCAAAGCTGGCTGGCATGTTTTCCCGCAAAGACAAGTCTGAACAGCCCATCCTGCTCACTCACAAGGTAGGCGAAGCTGAGCAGAACACGACCAGGACGCGGAAATGACTGACCGAACTGCCAAGATACTCGAACAGGACAAGATGGTACTGCGTGGTCTCAAAGCGCGCGGCAAGCACATCGTTATGTCACTGGATGATGACGAGACGCTGGACATCACCCTGGACTGGACCCCCTGGCTCGGCACTGACACCATCGCCAGCGTATCCAATACAGCTTCAGGCATCACCGTATCCGGCGCATCCAACACAACCACAAGCGCAACATTCAAAGTCGCATCCACATATTCAGGCTGGGTAGAGCATCGCATCACCACAGCAGCCGGACTGATCAAGGAAAAGCTGATCCTCGTAGAGGTCAACGGCTTCCCGCTTCGTGATGACTATGGTGTTGGCTGGAGAGTGCTGTGAGCGGTCGGGATTACTATGTCTACGCCTACCGCATCGATGGCGATATGGCTTATGTCGGGAAGGGAACAGGCAAACGCGCTTGGGAACATCTTCGCCGCGCTCGAAACCCAATCCTGCGCCAACGCATCGCATCCGCAAACTCGGTAACTGTTCGCGTCGTATCGCGCGGCCTGACAGAGCCTGAGGCGTTTAGACTGGAGCGTCGGTGCATCAATAAATGGCGCGCTACACTGAGCAACCTCACACAAGGCACTAGAACACAGACTGAAGCCTTGTGGCATGACTGCCTAAACGATCTACAGAACAACTTCATTAGCTATGGCGTAGCTGTGGTGAGCACAAACGGTTCTCGGTATGATTTGCAGAGTGGATCTATAGTGGCCGATACCATTGCGCTGCGTGTTCGCAACCTTGCTTGGCTCAAACGACAGATGCGTTCGATCATGCGGATGTTGGAAGCGGAAGACCCGAGTTTGATTTAATGGCTGAGAAAACCCCAAAATCAAAACGCGGTGGTCCTCGACCCGGTTCTGGCAGGCCAAAAGGCGTCAAAAACCAAACCACAATCACGAAAGAGGAGCTTCACAAGGAGGTCCTCTCGCGCGCCATTCAGGACGATACGACACCGCTCGAAGTCATGCTGAACATCATGTGCGATCCAGAGTCTGAAATGTCCATGCGGTTTGAAGCAGCCAAGGCGGCAGCGCCTTACGTGCACCCGCGTTTGTCTCAAGTCGATTCAACGGTGACAGAGAACGTGCACTTCACGATATCCGACGAGCCGATGACCGACGAAGAATGGGAAGCTGAGTATGGAGAAAAGGACTCTGTGGAGACCCCAGCGCGGCCCGCAGGCAGCCTTAATTAAGTGCCCGGCCCGCGAAGTCCTGTTCGGCGGAGCGAGAGGCGGAGGCAAGACAGACGGAAGCATTGGCAAGGCAGCGATACGGCAGAAGATGCTCGGGTCGATCTTCAACAAGGTAATTTTCCGTCAGGAGATGCCGCAAGCGGACGACATGATCGAGCGGGCGCAGGACATACTTTGTCCGATTGGTGCGAGCTTCAACAAGGTCCAGTCTCAGTTCACGTTTCCCGCTGGCGGTCGATTGCGTTTCAGACCACTTGAGAGCGCCAGGGACGCGCAGAAGTATCAGGGCCAGAACCTGACTGACGTGGATATTGACGAGGCTGGCAACTATCACATGCCCGATGCCATCGACAAGATGTGGGGTGCTCTGCGCGGTGCGAACGTCAAGATGACGCTGCTCGCCAACCCCGGCGGCCCTGGGGCAACGTGGATCAAGGAGCGGTTCGAGATCGACACCAATCCACGTGGGATGAAGATACTGAACCACAGCCTGCCGAACGGTGCGATTCACACGCGCTGTTTCATCCCGTCCAAGGTGACGGACAACAAGGCGCTGCTGGCGAACGACCCTGACTATGTAAACCGCCTCTATCTCGTCGGCTCAAAGGAATTGGTCAGGGCTTGGCTTGAAGGCGACTGGAACGCCATTGACGGCGCATTTTTCGATTGCTGGTCGCCCAAGCTGGTCATCAGCCCGTTCGAGATACCCAAGGAGTGGCACAAGTTCAGGTCTTTCGATTGGGGATCTGCTTCGCCCTTTTCGTGTGGATTCTGGGCGGTCGCTGGTGATGACCTGCAAAGACCAGAGGGCGTTATCCCGAGGGGCGCGATGATCCGGTTCAAGGAATGGTACGGGTCAAGCGCACCAAACAAGGGCTTGAAACTGACGATCGAGGAAGTGGCGTCAGGCATCAAGCAGATGTCGGAAGACCATACATACACAGGCTGCGTGGCTGACCCGGCTATCTTTGCTGAAGACGGTGGCCCAAGCCGCGCCGAGATATTCCGCAGGGCAGGCGTCATCTTCAAGCCAGCAGACAACAAGCGGGTTGCCCGCAATGGTGCAATGGGCGGCTGGGATGAGATGCGCCAGCGGATGATCGGCAATGACCGGCCGATGCTCTACTGCACCACGCTTTGCAAGGACTCGATCCGCACGATCCCGACCTTGCCGCATGACCAGAAGAGGCCGGAAGACCTGGACTCAAACTCTGAAGACCACGCAGCGGACGAATGGCGATACGCATGCATGTCTCGTCCTTGGATAGCAGGCAAGCGGCCTGCCGACCGGAAGCCCGGCTTCAGTGACTACAAATCCACGAATAACGGAAGTGGCGATTCATGGCGAGTATGACCGAACCGAAGCCCGATGAAGGCCAGGACGAGCCTGAGTTCAAGGGCCGTGGTATCGAAACCTACAAGCGCTGGTTCCGCAACTCGGAGGAAGCGCACGCGCCTGCCCGCAAGCTGGCGCACCGTGACCGTGACTGGTACGACAACTTTGACGACGACCAGTGGGACGAGACTGAGAAGGCAATCCTGCGCAAGCGTGGCCAGCCCATCGTCACGTCCAACAGGATCAAGCGCAAGGTCAACTTCCTGTGCGGTATTGAGCAGAAGCAGCGATCAGATCCCCGTG